GGCTACTCAATTAAAAGTGAGTAAGAACTGGAATTCATTAATGCTAGGACTTAAAATGCAGGGCAAGAACGGATTGTTCACGCCGCCTACATATAGCCACATTTATAATTTAAAAACTGTTCAAATGTCTAATGACAAAGGAACATGGTTTGGATGGGATGTTTCTAGAGTTGGTCCAGTTTCAGATAAAAATATTTATCAAATAGCTAAAAACTTTGCTGAAAAAAATGTCAAAGGTTTGGTAAACGTTAAACACGGAACTGAAGAAACCGAATCGAAATCACCTTATTAACGATTTCTTTTGCAGAGGAATAAAGGGGCGGAAGCGGGAGACTTAATCCGCCCCGTTAACAATATGAATGTAGACAAATTTAGAAAGATATTTTCAGGATTAGAACGCGCTCATGGTGTCACTTTTGTTGACAAAAAAGGTACGGACGGAGAAAAAATAAAAGGTAAATCTTTCGTTCAAAGAGAAATGGTTACTAATAACCATTGGTTAAATCACTTACAAGGTAAAGAACCTAGTCTAGGTATAATTCCAATTACTGATGATAATAAATGTCGATGGGGTTGTATTGATATAGATTCATATGCAGGTTTTGATCATCAAAAATTAATCAATAAAATTAAATTATTAAAATTACCACTGATAGTATTCAGATCTAAAAGTGGAGGAGCACATGTGTTTTGTTTTACAACAGTTCCTGTTGAAGCAAAATTAATGAGAAATAAACTTTTGTCAGTTAGTGCTGTTTTAGGTTATGGGGGTTCCGAGGTGTTTCCAAAACAGATAGAATTAAAATCGAAAGATGATACAGGAAATTTCCTAAATTTACCATACTTTAATGGTGATAATACAACAAGATATGCCTTTATAGAACAGGGAGAAGCTGCTAGTATGGATGGTTTTTTTGAATTGTATGAAAGAAATAAATTAACACCAGAACAACTAGAAAAAATAAAAGTTGAAAGACCACCTTCAGAATTTAGTGATGGTCCACCTTGTTTAGAATCTTTAACTCAGAATAAACTAGACGATGGAAGAGATAGAGTTTTATATCAATTTATTCAATACGCAAAAAGAAAATGGCCGGAAGAATGGTCTAAAAAAATAAATCAATTTAATTATACTCATTTTGTTGAACCTTTAGATGATAAAGTGATCCAAGAAAAAATAAAATTTCATAGTAAAAAAGAGTTAGGATTTAAATGTAATGAAGAACCTATGTGTAATCATTGTGATAAAGCATTATGTAAGGTTAGAAAATTTGGCATAGGAGGAGAATCGGTATTTCCTATACTAAGTGATTTGCAAAAAGTTGAATTAGATGAACCCTACTACTGGGTTAACGTAGATGGGGAAAGAATAAAACTAGACACAATTGATTCTTTACTAGATCAAAGGTTCTTTAGAAGAACAGTTACTAAACAAATCAATAAAAAACCTCCACTAATTACCCGAAAAGAATTTGAAAAATATACGGATATGTTATTAGCGAACATTGAAATTATAAAAGCTCCAATTGGCTCATCTTTAATAGAACAATTAAAGGATCATTTAGAAGAATATTGCACGAATGATTCCTCAGCAACAACTACCAAGGAAGAAATATTTTTAGGAAACGTTTGGACCCACGAAGGAAAACATTATTTTATTTTTAATAAATTTTTTCATGGTTATTTGCAAAGAAGAAAATGGCCCGAAAAACATCAAACAACACAAGATTTATTGATCCAACACTGTGGTTGTAAGGATGAAAGAATTTACGTTGGTAAAAAAAGACCAAGTGTAATGATTGTGGATGCATTCGAAAAACCTGAAAATGTATACAAACCAAAACAACTTAAACCACAAGATCCATTTTAATGAAAACAATTGTCTTAGGACCACCAGGTACAGGTAAAACCCATACTTTACTAGAGGAAGTTGAAAATTATTTAAAAAATACTGATCCAGATAAGATAGGTTATTTTGCATTTACAAAAAAAGCTTCCAATGAAGCTAAAGAAAGAGCAATGAACAAATTTAATTATTCCGAAGATGATTTACCTTATTTCAGAACCCTTCATTCTTTAGCCTTTAAACGTCTGGGTTGGGATAAAACAAAGGTTATGCAAAAAAGACATTACGAAGATTTAGGAAAGAAGATTAAAATACCTATAGATTATAATGATTGGGATGATGAAGAAACAGGGTTATTTACAACTAAAAGTGATTATTTAAGAATTATACATCTTGCAAAATTAAGAAACATCAAATTGGACCAACAATTTGATCTTAAAGAACATAATCAAAAATTAGAATACAACAAATTAATTATTATAGCTGAAGAACTAGAAAAATATAAAAAAGAATACGGACTCAAGGACTATAACGATATGATTTTAGAGTTTACAAAATCAAAAAGCGCTGTTCCTAAATTTGATGTTGTATTTATTGATGAAGCACAGGATTTGTCTCTTATGCAATGGAAAATGGCTAAAAATATTTGGGATAAAACAAAAGATTCTTTTATTGCGGGCGATGATGATCAAGCAATATTTAGATGGGCAGGAGCAGATGTAGATTCATTTATTGCACAAAGAAATCAAATGAAACCATTGGAACTTAAAGAATCTGTAAGAGTTCCAAAAGTCATCCATGAATTTGCCAACAAAATTATTAATAGAATAAAGAATAGACTTCCAAAAAATTGGAAGCCTAAGGCACATAAAGGACATTTAAGTAGATACTGGAATTTTGAAGACATAGATATGAATAATAAAAATTGGTTAGTATTAACTAGAACAAGATATCAATTAAATGCTTTAGAAGAAATATTAAAAGAAAAAGGACTATATTTTGAAAATAGATTTAAAAAATCATATGAAAAATACATACAAGAAGCAGCACTTAATTGGGAACAGTTACGAAAAGGACAATTATTATCGTACAAAGATATTATAAACATTGCGCAATATATGAGTCCAGTGAATTGGAATAAAGATAAGCTCAAAGCTTTATCCAAAGAGGCTTTTTATGGAATAGATCAATTAACGAAGGGCTATGGTCTTAATATTAAAAGTACTTGGTATGAATGTTTTGATAATGCGGGATCAAAAAGAGTCACATATATTAGAAAAATGAGAGCTAATGGGGAAGAATTAAATAAAGAACCACGAATTAAATTATCTACTATTCACAGTGTTAAAGGTGGAGAAGAAGATAATGTGGTTATCTTACCCGATCTTACAACCAACACGCAATTAGCTTACGAAAGAAATAAAGATGATGAGAATAGATTATTTTACGTAGGAGCGACACGTGCAAAAGAGCATTTACATATTGTAAGACCAAAAGATGAAAATAAAGCATTTCCGATGGAGGATGAATGAGCGCGTATAAAAAACAGGTAGGTGGAAAACATTATTTGAAATATAAAATTCAGCCAAGTAAATTTGTTGTGGAGAACAGGTTGCTATATCCTGAAGGTTGTGTTATTAAATACATTCTAAGACATCAAGATAAAGGAGGAAAGCAAGACTTAGAAAAGGCAAAACATTTTATAGATATGATTATTGAAAGAGATTATAAATAATGCAAATACCACTTTTTAAACCTCAAACAGAATGGATTCCACCAGAAGAATTTCCAGATTTATCTAAATATAGCGAAATTGCAATTGACTTAGAAACTAAAGATCCAGACTTGATTAAAATGGGCTCAGGTTCAGTCACAAAGCGTGGTGACGTTACAGGAATCGCTGTAGCAGTTAAAGGATGGTCCGGATATTATCCTATTGCGCACGAAGGTGGTGGTAATATGGATCGAAAAAAAGTTTTAAAGTGGTTTCAATCCGTACTGGACACAGATGCAAGAAAAATATTTCACAACGCAATGTACGATGTATGTTGGTTACGCTCACTAGGACTAACGATTAAGGGTAAAATTGTTGATACTATGATTGCAGCAGCCACAGTAGATGAAAATCAAATGCGTTATGATTTAAATAATTGCAGTCGTAGATATATTAGTCAAGGAAAAGATGAGGCAGCTCTTTATGCTGCAGCAAAAGAATGGGGCATAGACCCTAAAGCCGAAATGTATAAATTGCCAGCCATGTATGTTGGTTCTTATGCCGAAAAAGATGCTGAATTAACTTATGAACTTTGGCAAGAATTAAAGAAAGAAATTATACATCAAGATATACAATCTATTTTTGAATTAGAAATTGAACTCTTTCCTTGCTTAGTTGATATGCGTTTTTTAGGAGTTCGAGTAGACACAGAAAATGCTCATAAATTAAAAGAAGAATTAGTTGAAGAAGAAAAAGGATGCTTGTACCAAGTAAAAAAAGAAACACAGCTAGATGTTCAAATATGGGCAGCAAGATCCATCGCCCAAGTTTTTGAAAAATTGAAATTACCTTTCGACCGCACTGAAAAAACAAATTCACCATCATTCACAAAAAATTTTCTTCAAAATCATCCTCATCCAATCGTTAAAAAAATAGCCAGAGCTCGAGAAATAAATAAAGCACATACCACATTCATTGATACCATATTAAAACATTCTTATAAAGGTCGAATACATGCTGAAATAAACCAGCTTAGGTCTGATAATGGAGGAACCGTCACCGGACGATTCAGTTATTCCAATCCAAATCTCCAGCAGATACCAGCACGGAACAAGGACCTCGGACCACGGATCAGATCTTTATTTATACCCGAAGAAGGATGCACTTGGGGTTGCTTTGATTATAATCAACAGGAACCAAGATTAGTTGTGCATTACTCTGCGCTACAAAATTTATATGGCGTTGATGAAGTTTTAAATGCTTATAAAGCTGGTGATGCAGATTTTCATAGTATCGTTGCTGATATGGCTGAAATTCCTAGACTTCAAGCAAAGACCATTAATTTAGGATTATTTTATGGAATGGGTAAAAATAAATTACAAGCTGAACTCGGAGTATCAAAAGAAAAAGCCGAAGAATTATTTAGACAGTATCATAGTAAAGTTCCATTCGTAAAACAATTGATGGATGCTGTTATGAGAAGATCACAAGATTCAGGTAAAATTAGAACTTTATTAGGAAGACTGTGTCGTTTCCATTTATGGGAACCCAATTATTTTGGTATTCATAAAGCATTGCCTCATGAAGAAGCGCTCAAGGAACACGGACCAGGGATTAAAAGAGCTTTTACCTATAAAGCTTTAAATAAATTAATTCAAGGCAGTGCCGCCGACATGACTAAAAAAGCTATGTTAGAATTATATAAAGTAGGAATCATTCCTCATATTCAAGTACATGATGAACTGGACATTTCAGTTAAAGATGATAAACAAGCAAAACAAATAGTGGAAATTATGGAATCCGCAGTTGGACTTGAGGTACCTAATAAGGTAGACTACGAATCCGGTAAAAACTGGGGTGAAATAAAATAGGAGGAAACTATGGAAATGATCAAAGAAGCAATTGAGCACATGTGGAAAGATCACAGAAAAGTTGTGATCGGTGCCGGAGTTGTACTTGTGATTTTAATAATCGCAGCATTATAAGGATTTTATGTTAAATGGCATACTTAAATGCAAATATTCCTGCGACTTATGCACAGATCAGGAGAGAGTATCTCTATGACCTTAAGGCTCACTTTGGAGAAGTGGAAGACTGTCTTATCTTTGGCTTGGCATCGATTACAGGGCGTCCTGTACTCTTTCATGCAATTATGGAAAACGGTGCTGTCTATTACCGTTTGCCGATATCTGCCTTTATCCAAAAAGACTTTAATGTCAAAGAAGTTCCTAGGATGCGACTTGATGAGCTGGAGCTTTGGAATTGTTTTAGTTATTATCCTGCTGTTACTTCTTATGATATCCTAGACGGACAATCCGGAAAATTTATAGGAAAAGATAAAAAATGGTACTCTGGTGCGTATCTTTTTACTGTTGACTGGGGCCACCCAGAGAGTAATATAGTAGATACCGATCATTCGGAAATTCCGCACGAACATAAGTGCGCTCATATATTGGCATTAGATAATGGCAATTATGCGGCTCAGCCAAATAATAGACTAATCTGGAGCATACCATCCTTTACGGTAAGGGATGAAATACCATTCGATTGGAAAGTTCAAACCACTGAATGGAATGTTGAAGATAGTCGTAAATGGAAAACAGAAGATAGTAATAACTTCTTCTATAATATTGAGGAGACCAAGGATGATTAAAAAAATATGGGGTATCATCTGCTGGCCATGGACTAAATTTATTAATTGGTTAGCGAGTGGATTACCTAAGAAAAAAGATGGAAAATAAGACTTGTAAAAAATGTGGACATCTATGTCACTGCGTAGAAGCAGATCATGAAGGATGTACTTGTGCTAATTGTGATTGTAATGGAGCCGAGGCTGAACAAGCCACCTATGAACATAGCCCAAAAACATCTGGTGAACTTATTATAGATGACACGAACGATTGTGAATGGTGTCAATGAAAAAATTATATTTAGTATTAGCATTGTTATTTGCATTAAGCGCCTGTTCGGTAGGCAAAAAATGTGTTGTTACCGATGAAGGCAATGTTGTATCTAGCTATGTATGGTTCTTTAAAAACGGGAAACCAGCTGAAATAGATCAGATGAATTGTTTCTAGGAGGAACAATGAAATACCTGTCTACTTTATTATTCCTAATACTATTGGTGTGTTCAACGAAAGCCTATGCAGGCTCAACACAGACCAATGTTTCTGGATCTAACACCGCAATCGAAGGTGGATATACCGGCGGTGCTACAACTTACGAATCAGGAAGCTCTAGCACTTCAACAACTAATAATACCTCTAATTCAGACATAAGAAGTGCACCTCCCTCTGCGGGAGCACCTTCCTACAATTCAATGACACAAGACGTTTGTGCAGTAGGAGCTTCTGCAGGACTACAAACGTTTGGCGTTGGTATTAGTGGTGGTAAACATTTTATTGACAAGAATTGTGAACGGCTTAAACTAGCTCGGATTTTAAATGACTTTGGTATGAAAGTTGCGGCAGTTGCAATCCTCTGTCAAGATGAGAGAGTATTTGAAAGTATGATACAAGCAGGCACTCCTTGTCCAATCGATGGTAAAATTGGTAAAGATGCTCTAGCTCTATGGAACAAATATGATCATGAAAGACCTGATTATAAAACATATGTTAAACGTATGACTGAACGAGAAAAAATTCAAAAAAGAATAGAAAAAGAACAAGCTAAATTTGAAAAAAAGAAAATAGAGAAGTCTAAGAAAAAAAATAAAAAAGTTGAATGGAAAAATCCGAAATAAAAAATAAGATAAAAAATATATTTATCATTTTTTTTATCTGTTACTTGATAGGTTCCTGCGTCATTCATAGAGCCAAAGCAGAAAACGTAGTCACTGGAAACATTTTACCTAATGCTGGCAATTCAGTCAGCTCTTATAACAGCGGAACTACTCCAGTCATATCCGACAATACTTCAGATACGACCATGAGTAATAATACCACTTTAGATGGCTTTGCCATTACCTGCAATACAGCTAACGGTCAGAACGGTGGATGTGGTGCATTTTTCACTTATGATAAAGCGGTTGAAGCCGCACACGATTTAAAAATTACTTCGACAGCAACACTGGTGGGTATAGATGGCACTGGTCAAACGTCTAGTAATACTATCACTTCTACAACAGATAAACTTGATAACGGCATCACATTAGATAGCACCATTGACATGCAAAATTGTGAATGGTCCGGTTCGGCTTTTCGTTGCGGTGACAGCACCGGAGCCGCAGATAGCTATACCGTTAATATCCGGATACTAGATAGTAGCGACGAGGAATTAGCAGCTGTAACTCAAACAAGAACAAATGATGCGGGTTATCACGCCAACTCAGAAACTTTCACTAATCAATTAGTTTATACAGGAACGGGAGCTAGTAAATATGAATGGTCCTGGGAGGGCGTCGACGGATCTGGTTCAACGTCAACCCACGCTAATCAAAGAGGTCCTAATCTCTTAGGAGCACAATTATTAATGACTTTTGATAGTGAAGACTATGTTACAATATCGACTGAATCACAAACTGCTCTTACAAGTGTAGAAACAACTTTTGCAGAACTAGAAGAAATTTTTGCTGAAACAGTTAGTGTTGTTGCAGAAGACCCTGTAACATTCTCTATGGAAATAGAGGAAGAGACTTCTTTTGAAGAGTTTTTTTCGTTTGAAGAAGAAACAATTGAATTACAGGTTTATACTCCATCAGCGGCACCCATAGAAACTGTTGCTAAAATGGAAACAGCAATAGTAGAATTAAAAGAAACAAAAACAGTTCAGACTATTAAGAAACAGGTTATCGAAACCGTTCAGGAGACAATAAGTGCAAAGACAGAAACGCCTAAGGAAACATTACCAATGGTATCTAAAAAAGAAGAGGTTTCATCAACGCAAAAGGAAGAACCAAAAGCGGAAGCCGTAGCCTCTGCTCCTCCAGGAAAAACAGTTGCAAAACAACCTACAAAAATGGTACAAAACACCCATGAAGAAAAAGAAGAAAAAGCAGTCGAAGAAAAAGAAGAAGTCCAAGAAGAAGAAAAAGAAGAAAAGAGTAATACTTTAAAAAAATCGATTGCTAAAAAAGAAGAAACGGAAGAAAAAGAAAGTGCTGAAGAGGAATCCAGTAGCGAAAGCACTGCAGAGGTTGCGTCAGCAAATAATTCCGAACAAAAAAAGATACAACAGAAAAAAGCTCTCGTTAAAAATATTGACAGAGTAATGGATAAGGTTGATTCTGATGTCAAAGATATCGCTAAAAATCTTCAAATCAAAAATATTATAAAATTAGAAGCTATGACAAGTGAACAAGCCTCGTTAGATCTATACTCAAAAGCCTTATT